CAATGGTGTTGATGTCGCCGACTGCAAAGTCGTTTCCGACAGTGCCAGAGGTCTGGCATACCACCGTAACGTCCGTATAGGTCGAACCGATAGGCACATATTCATCTGCCGTGGTTGCCCAATACAGTGAGGCGTTTGCGTCCGTGACGCGAGTGCCGGAAGGAATGAGGATTGCACTCTGCCGCGCTTCGCTGATGTTGAAGCGCATGGTGCAGGTTGCCGCGGTAGGCTGCGGACGCCGCCGCAAGTAGAACAGCTCAGCCAGCGCATCCAGATTCTCGCCCTCTGCCCGGCTGGGTAGATTCTGGTTATCAGCGTGGTTGTTGAGGGCGCGCTCATAGATTATCGCATCCTCAATCCACGAAATGAACAGCCGTTCCGGGCTGCCGGGGCGCACGGATGTGCCAAAAAGCTGCTCATACCCCGCACAGAGCAGCGCATCCAGTTCGTCAACGTCGGTACCGATGAACTGGTGGTCTGCGGTACTACGCATTGATGCTCACCTCCACAACGGGAAGCATCGTTCCTGGGTTGTCCTTGGAGGATTTGAACGTAGTCCTCATATAGGTGGCTCTCGGTTCAAACCGTTCGATGGCTTCCTTGATGGCGGCGCAGAGCATAGGCTGCGCCACGTTTTCCGGGCGATCAAGAATATCCGAGATGTCGATGCCAAACTCCCGGTAGCCCGGCACCGTGCCTTTCGGCGTGGATAGGATGACGGCGATGTTCTGCAGAACGCTGGCCACGGTATCCTGCTCGCCGAGGGAAATGGCGGTCAGGTCATTTGCCGACACCAGATAATTGCTCATAAAATCGCCTCACTCTCTCGGATATTCCAGTAAAGTGACGCTCGCAGTAATCCATGTCGGAGCGCCGAAAGCGTCTGTGTACTTGGTCTTGAATTTCACGGATTTGATGACCCACCGATAGCTGCCGAAAACTTCATTGCCGAGGACAAACGGCAGCGTCGTGTGATTATCGACATACCCCTTCAGAATCTCGCGCTGCTTGCTTGGAGCCACGCCAAGGTACGCCGAAAGTTCAATATCGAACGTGATGGTGTCGGCATCCGTGCCCGTAAACTCGGCCAGAGCCTTGCCTCCGGCACGCTGGTGGGTGGTGTATCTGGCAGACACGCTCTGCGTCATGTCCTTGATGGTTTTGACGTAGCCATCGAACACGGCAAAGATAATGTCTCCGAGGCATCCAACAATCACGGATAAATCCCTCCCAAAACGAAGCCGTCAGCGTTGAAGCACGGCAGGTACAGACAGATCACGATGTCATCAATGGCGGGCACCCACCACACCACATGGGATTTA